ATCTTGCGCGGGTTCATTCGCCCAGTCGGGCCGCCCGTGTAGAACCCGGGGACACTGACGCGGCCAAGTTCCTTGGCACCAACAGTGCGGGCGATCGCGTTGTATGCGCCGATTAGTCCGCCGTTGAGAACGGTATCGATGATGAACTTGATGGGCTCCTTGGCCTTAGCCTTTAGCCCATTCCAGATTTCGCCGATCCTGGTGACCGTGTCAGAGAACCGCTTGCGAATCGCAAACAGCGTGTCCCGCAGGGGAGCGCTGACAGCTCTGATCGGGTCAAGAACGTACTTGGTGATCAGCGCCATACCGCGCCGGAACTGGTTGCCGATCCAGTTCACCACGCCCTGGAACCGGTCCTGGATCGTCTTCCAGATCGCGCCAATGCGGTCCCGCACCAAGCGAACAGGCTTGAGCACAAAGTCGGTCACCAAGTACATGCCAGCTTTGAAGCTGGACTTGACGTAGGCGACCATGTTGTTGAACTTGTCTTCAACCGTCTTCCACAGTGCGCCAACCACTGTGATAATCGCGGTCTTGATGCCGTTCCACAACGTCGACAGGATCTTGCCCAGACCCTCGGTGATCTTCTGCAGGCCGCCGGTCGACTTCTTCCAGTCTCCGGTGATCACGCCCCAGAAGACATCGACCACGCCAGAGATGTACTTCATGGCACCGTCGATGATGCCCATGATCGTTTTGAATGCGTTCAGGGCGAGTGCGGTGATCTCTTTGCCCCACCGGGACCAGATGAACTGGATCGCCGAGGTGACGTGGCGGATCACGCCCTGGATTCCGCCCATGACCGACAGGACGATGTCCTGCAGCGATCTAAAGATGCTCATCACGGTCGGCTCGATCTTCGGCCACTCCCGCAGGAACGCCGCCGCAACCTGCTTGATGATCGGCAACACCACAGCGCCCAAACGCTGCCCAGCACCGACCAGGCCATTGAAAGCCGGGACCAGTTTCGTCTGGATGAACCCGGACGCCGGGCTGTTGGCGAATCCGTTGATGCCCTTGGTGGCGCCCGTGAACGCCGGCACGAGGTTCTTCTGCAGCCAATCCGAAAGCTTCGATACAGCCGGGATCAACTGGCCCGAGATGAACGACATGGCCTGGGTTGCGATAGGCAGGAATGCCGTGCCGATTTTGGCTCTCAGGTTATCCCATTGGGCTGCGGCGCGCTGCTGAACCCCGGCGAGCGTGTCGGACTCTCTGGCGAACTGCCCCTGTGCGTCCGCAGTTTGCCGATAGACGATAGCCATGCGGGCCTGCTGCTTTGCGGCCGCCAGCGACTTCCCCGTCAGTTTGTCCTGGCCCTTGGCTGCCAGCTCGGCCTGCACTGCAGACTCGGAGATGCTTACGCCGTAACGCTCAATCGTGTCGTACTCGCCGCGGAATACGGCATTCAGAGCGCGGACTGCATCCGACGTCGGCCCCCCGAACGTAGCAGCCAAGTCGGATGAGAGCCCAATCAGCTTCTCGGTCTGCCCCGCGTAGTCCTTGACACCCGTATTCTTGAGCGCAGCGCCGAGCGTGGTGGCCAGCTTGTTGTACTCGTCGCGCGACAATCCGACAGCCGTAGCAGCACGCTTAGACGAAGCCTCAATCTGCCCCGCGTAACCCTTGAACACCGCCTGCACGCCGCCAATGGACTGCTCGAGTTCTCCGGCAGCGGCGATCGTGTCACCGAGCCCCTTGGCGCCAGCAGCAGCCGCAGCAACGCCAGCCAGGACACCGACCTTGGCAACAGCGGCGAACCCGCCGCCGAACCGCTTACCAGCAGACTTCCCAGCCCGGTCGGCCTCGACGTCGGCAACCTTGAACCCGCGGGCAATCTGCTTGCCCATGCCCTGCGTCGACACCGACAGCGAGACATACCCTGTGGCGAGTTCGGTCGAGTTCGCCACAGGTCACCACCTAACTTGAGAGACGCCGATCGATCTCGGCAAACCGGGCCTTGAGCACCGCGTCGGAGATGTTGGTGACGGACGCCAACGACGACTCGCGCTTCTCCACCGGAGGATCAGGGCGGCCAGTCGGCTCAGGTGGCTTCTTGAACCCGTAGCCCGGAGCCGCCGCAACCCCCGTGAAATCACGGATATCTGCCAGCAGATACTCGGATTCGGTCCACCTGTGCAGCGGGTTTATCGCCGCAGCCAACGGAGAGCCCAACGGGGCTAGCCGACACACCACGAACACATCCCGCCACGTCAACCGGTCAGACGGGCAATCCCGCAGCCTCAGCCCCAGGTTCAGGAGGGCGTATTCGACTTCGATTCGGTGCTCTCCGACAACGCCGGAGAGCCATCGGATTCCGGGGGGGTCACCTCCGAGGCGTCCGACCATGCGAGGAAGAACGCCACGAGTTGATCCATAGCCAGCTTGCGGATCGCAGCATCGGTCAGATCGTCCGTCAACTGAAACAGTGCCGTCACTGATTCCGGTCCAAACTCGTCGTCCTCGATCTTCGACACCAACAACAGGTGCTCGCCGGTCAAGAACTCCATCTTGGGCAGGCTGTACTTCTTCTTCGATCCGGGCATGGTGAACTCGAACCGGTTCTCCGGCTTCTCACCCGCCGAAACTGGGACATTGAACGTCATGGGCGCAGGACTTTCTGTGTAGGCGCAGGCATGTTGAGAGGCGGCTGGCTGCCTGCGCCGGAAACCAGCCGCCCCGAACTAGGGACTACGGGACCAGGACGCCGTCGTCGTCGTACTCGTAGACGAACGTGCCGTCCGAATCCTTGAACGTCTTGATCGTCACCGTGTAGGACCGGGTATCGGTGCCCACCAGCGGACCAAGCTCCACAGAGGACACCTGGCCATCCGGGATCACCTCGCGGTGCGTCTTGTCGCCATCCTCGGTGTCGATGACGAACGAACGGTGGGGCGCCGGCTGCCCCTTGTCCTCAACCGCGATCTGAGCACCCTGCGACGCGCCGCCAGCCTCGGTCACCACGTTCGCCGAGCCGAACAGGAGCTTCTTGAGATCCACGTTCCCAACCTGCAGGAACGTCATCTGGTACTCGCGGACAAAGTCTGTCTGGACGGTGTAAACGGTGTCGCCGTTCATGTCCTTCTTGTCCTCAGTCGAAACCTCGCGGTTCGGCTGAATCCCCTCCTCGCCCACATAGCCGAGATTGACGAACGCCACATTCTTAGCGGCGAGAGCGTCAGTCGGCAAAGCGGTGCCAAGGGGGGCGACGAAGACGGCGCCAGTAATAGCCGCACGGGCAACGCCGATTTCTGCACTGGTCGAGTTAGCCATCGGCTAAAACTCCTTCTTGCTGGATGGGTGCGCAGGACTTCACCGTGCCGTTGCCCGGAACGGAAACTAGGGAGGTGTTACGAAAGGACCGTCAGGCCCCACAGCTCGGCCGTGAACACGTACCGAGGAAGATCAGTGGCGGGATCCGGAAACGAGAACGGGGTCGACGTCCGCGCCTCGTACTCCGACCAATCCCGCAAATAGGCCGCGGCCTCACGCGCCAACTCGGACGCCGCCACAGAGTTAGCAGCCCAAGCCTCGACAGACAGCCGAGCATTCGCGACCCGGCGGTTGATCACGCCCGCGCCGCCCACAACAGTCACCCGGACCATCTCGGCCACGCGCGGATTCGGGACCTTCGTCGACACCTTCGCCGACAACACCGAATCCAGATAGGCGACCGTGTCAGCCTCGACATCCGGCTCGAGGTTCACCGGCCGGCCTCCAGCGCGGCAATCATCCGGGCAGGGTTCTCGGCCACCTTCCGAGCCGCCTCAATGGTGACGGGGAACACGGTGGCTCGAGCCCGGTTCTTGCCCGGAGACAACTCCGCTTCAAAGCCTGGCCCGAGCAAGGCCGCAACGCGTTCGGCGCGGGCCAATATCATCCGGTCAGCGCGTGAACTGGTCCGAAGTTCGCGGATCGCTGGAATGTGCAGCCGGACGTCAACCATCGACCCTCTCTAGCACGCACGTGGAATGGCTGAACTCGTCGTCAACCGGATCCGTCCATACCTGCACAGACCCGGCGACCTCGTAGTCCACATCTTCGAAACGGAGCCGGTCAGACGAACGCACGTCGGCATCCTTCGGCCCCCACCACTGCCACCGCGAAATCACGCCGGCCCGGTCGGACAACAACTCAGGCGCCGCGATCGGTTGCAACGAGCAGCCGGGGATCTCCAGCTCGTCTGGCGACGACCACGAGGCCACCTCGTTGCCGTGAACGTCACCTGACAGGGATGCACGCAGCCGAATGACCGTCTGAGTTGCGATCTCGGCCGGCAACATCACTTGACCAACCGATAGCGGTCCAACACCCCAGCCGTATACGCATCCAAGCCGCCGGCAGCATCACCGCCGACAGAAACCTGCACCTGACCGATACGGCGCGACCCACCAGCAGCCAACTTGCCGATCTTCGACTCAGCCACCGCCTCCAACTCAGGCGGGCAACTCCCATATCCGTGGGTGAACGTCACCGACACATCCGACTCGCGGTAATGGAACCGATAGCGGGGTTCGATCACGCCCGAAGGCCTCACCGTGTACCAGTCCGCATCCCACTCCGCACCGTCCACAGTCAGCGACTCAACCGACACCAAACGCAACGTCGGCAGAATCCACCCAGCAGTCCCGTTCCCGTAGAACGTCACAGTTTCCTCGACGACCGGCGCAATATGCCAGCCGCAGTAAGACCTGATGAATCCCTGCACGGACATGTCGATGCCCGCATACAGGAACGGGAGCTGGCTCACTTCTTCGCAGCCCGCTTCCGCGGCACCGACTTGTTCTCCACGGTCTCCGCCTCGTCGGCTTCAACCGCCTTGGACTCCTTCTTGTCGGCCGCCTCGCGGGCCTTGCGGCGTTCCGCGAACGTGCCGCCCGAACGAACGTCGAACGCGGCCACAGGCTCGCCCGGTTCGATGGGGGTTGCCCTCTGGGGCAGATCAACAGCCTTCTCGCCAGACAATTCTGTGCTCCTAACTGGTATGTGGGGCGGGGGTTGCCCGCCCCACATGACGAACAATCAGACAGCGGTGACGGTGCAGAACGCCTGGTTGTCCAGGACGCCGAACGCCGCCCGCATCTCAGCCAGGACCGCGAGCAGGTTCCGGGTGAAGAAGTCGCTGTGCTGATCGGACACGAGGAGGTTGATGCCTTCCCGGTTCCACAGCACGGCCTGACGGAAATCACCCACGAGCGCGGTGTTCTCCGTCATCGCCTCGGACACGACCACCCGAAGGCCCCAGAGCTGGTTCAGTTGATCGACGCTCGCGCGCGGGTCGCCCACCAGGTAGTTGTTCTGCGAGTCCTTGGCCAGCAGGAACCCGGTGGAGTACCAGTCGTTCGGGTGAATGACCAGCGCGTTGGGACGGCGCCGGCCGGTGACCCGAACCGCCGCGATTGCAGCCACGATGGCGTCGATATCGGTCCCGGCAGAACCCACGGTCTGGGGGGACGACTGCAGGATGCCGGTGAAGTCCTCACCAGTACCGCCGCCGTTGAGGATCTGATCTTCCAACTCCTCGTTCAGCCCGTAGCGCAGGAAATTGTCGATCAGAGTCCGAACCTGCGGCGCATCGGCAGCGGCCCGCTTCGTGATCGGGATCCAGTGCGCGATCGTCTTGACCGTGGTAGACACGACCTCGAGCGCCAACGCCGACTCGGGCTTCTGACCCGAAGCAGTGGCGACCGTGTACGGGCCCGGGCTCGCACCCGAAATGGCCGGCGCCGCAGCGGTGGTGGCCTCAGCGACGGTCGCCGCGTTGTTGGTCTTGCCGGTCACCCGGACATATTCGACGGTGTCAGAGCCGGTGGAGCCCTTGGTGACCAGATCGGCGATGGTCAGCTCGCGCTCGCCCACCAGGTCAGTCAGCGCGCCGTACCGGTCGTTCTCCACGAACGCGCCACCCGAGGTGGACGACAAGCCCGTCACGAGGGTCTTGGAGTCGATCTGGAACGGGTTGGACTGGATGCCCTTGGCGGCGTTGGGGATCACGCCGTTCTTGGCGTACCGGCCAACGAAGTCCTTGTAGCCCTCCGACCCGACAAACAGCTCGCCGAACGTCTGGCCCTTGGCCTCCATCGGAGCGCCCCACTCGGTGGAGACCCGAACGGCCTCCTTCTCCTTGGGGACATCGGGAGTCAGCGACGCCAGGAAGCGCTTGGCCTCATCGGCCTCGCCCTTGGCGGCCTTGTCAGCCTCGAACGCCTCACGGAGGGACTTGACCTCCTCCATGCGGGACTTCAAGCCGGCGATGTCCTCACCGGTCATCTGCTCTTTCTTGTCCAGCTCGTCTGAGAACTCTTGGAGCTGCTTGACTGCACGCTCCAGACGTTCCTGAATGCTCATGTTTGCCCCTTTCCGGGCTCGCAAAACAACCCCCGCAGGGGTTGACAGGTTGGGTTGGTTACGCCGTGTCGGCGTAGAAGGACGCCATTAGGCGAGCCTTCTCAACCACCAGGCTTGCCGGAGACTTGCCAGCTTCCGCGGGGGTCTCGGGGGCTTCGGTGGAATGTGTTTCGCAGACCGCGCCGTTGGCGACTGCAAGATCGTGGATGGTTTGGAGCCGTTCTCCGTCCTTGGTGGAGTTCCGGGACCCGGCCTTCGTCTGCGCGTCCTTCACCATCAAAACCGCCGCATCCCGGTTCGACGGGATGCTCACAAAAGACACCTCGAGGAGTTCGCCCTTCGTCACCAGCACGGGCCCGTCTTTCTCGCCCTCTTTGCGCTCTGCGGACATGAAACCCACCGACGTGTGGCCGATGACGCCGTCTGCGACAAGCTGCCGCATCTCCTGAGCCCGCGGCGTCGATGCGAAGAACCCCTTGCCGACCAGCCGGCCGTCCTCCGTGTACTCCGGGACAGCCCGCCCCACCGGGTCATGGAAATCGTGGAAGGCATGCACTGGAATCGACGAGGGGAGAGGGTTGAACGCGCCAGGGACGATTGATTCGCCGTCACGGTCCACGCTCTCAGTGGACATGACGATCTCAAACTCCCCGTTCGGGTTGTCTGACGCGAGGGTCTTGACCTCGGCCAGCACAAAGTTCTTATTCACTCCGACTCCTTGCCTTGTAGCCGAGCCCGCAACCCTGAGACGTCGCCGCCGGCAGCCCGCTCCGACTCCAATGCGGCCAAAACGACGGGCAGCATGTCGGGAACGTCCTTGGTGACCCTCACAGGGTGTACTTCGTCCAACGATTTCTGCCACGAGAGACGCCCCAGGACCGTGCGGACCAGCCGCAGTGGCGGCCGGTCCTCCTCGGGCTCTTCCTCGGGCTCTTCCGGCTCCTCTTCGACCGGTGGCGCAGCAGGTTCCGGCGGATTCAAAATGATGTCCAGCGGAAGAGTCGCCGAGTTCAAGAAGATCGTATCCGTGCCGTCAATGAACGGCAGATTCTCAACGCGCCGCTTCTCCGCGATCGTCATGTGGTCAGCCTTCGCCAACGCATCCTGACGGGCCTCGAAATCGCCGCGCAGAACCTCGTCCATCAAGAACTCGGAGTAAATGTCGTCAGACGGCCACTCCATCAGCCGCAAATCCCGCTTCACAACGGCCTCATGCCGCTTCAACCGCGGCGCCATCGTGTCCCGGTACATGGAACGCATCTGCTCGGTAATGTTCGAGAAAGTCGCGCGGTCCAAAATGTGAACGACCGGCGGCGGCACGTCGTAAGCGGCGCAGACCTCTTCGCGGTTCAACTTGCGAGTCTCGATGTACTGCGCTTCCTCAGCGGTCAGCGTCAGCTTGTGGGGGGTCAGCCCCTCCTCCAGGAACAGCGTCGAGCCCGTGTTGGCCGAACCGGAGTGCATCCGCTGCATCTGCGCGTCAAGGCGGTCCAAAGCCGGCTCGGACAAGGTCTGGGGGTGCATGAGGGCCATTCCTGGCCGCGCGCCACGCTGCCAGAACGACGAAGTTGCCGTACGTGCGTGCCATTCGTTCTCAAGGGTGGCCCTCAACGGCTCCAGCGGCGAAACTGCGTCGTACCGCTTGAAATGGACCAAATCCCGCAGTGGGATGTCGCGAATAACCCGCTTACCGTTGTCAAACGTCCACGACATGCCATCATCAGAGGCCGTCATCGACGCCGGGTGCAGCGGATACAGCTCCGCCACCGTCCCGGACCTGCGGATCTTGTACCAAAATGCCTGACCGAAGATGTTTTCGGTGTTCGCCGTCCACTCCCACAGGTCGAACCCGGACATGGCCCGATTCGGAGTCTCCAACAGCTTCGCCATCGGATGATCCGGCTGGCGAACCCTCGACTCGTCAGAACCGCGGCTGTACGTGACGAACGGCAACCGAGCCTCGGCGCCGCCCAGCTTGTTGACCAGCACATACACCCACAGGTGCGACTTGTAAATGCCGTCATAGGCAGACGGCCACCCGTTCGACATCGGCGGCATCGACGGAAACCAGGAAGTCGAGTACGACGGAGACACCACAAACGGTGTCTTCGTCAACACGCCACCGGAAAAGAACGCGGCGCTCATGGGATCTGCACGAAATCTACGTCGGCCACGAACAACAAGACCTCGCCATCAACCGGAAGATCCGTCCTGTTGTCACCAGCGCCCACCGCTCGAGCATTCCGTAACACCAAAACCTGAGGATCATGCGAATACAGCACGCCCGCATAGGCCGCGCCGCCCTTGCACGACACCAACACCTCAGAACGCAACCGGGACTCGATGACACGGGACCGCCTCAACACAGCCCCCTCACCAGACCTTGAGATCACGCTTCTCGTACACGGACACGAACGGAACTTCAGGTCGGGCAACCCACCAGGCGGCCAGCGACGCCGCCTCCAGCGGGGAAATGTCAGCCGACGAAGTCTTGCGGCCCCACGCCCACCGATCACCCACAGGCCTAGTAGAGGCGCCCTTCAAAGCGACCTCTAACTCCGGATACTTCGCATGGGAAAGCTTCCCCTCGCGGACCAACGCATACATCTGAGCGCACGAATCAAGAACATCCACAGTCGACGCCACATGCACGGTCAACCCAGCAGCTTCCATGTCCGGGATCAGAGACGCAGCCGGCCCGCGGCCATCCACCACAACCGTCCCGCCATGGTCACGCTGCAACTCGACCAGCCGAGGAACAACCCAAGCCGTACCCGGCCCGTGCTGCAACGGCTTCACCGGCACCCGATCGGCATCCGAACCGGCCGCAACGATCGCAGAACGGGTCAAATCGAACGAAACAGCCACACCCAACGCGCCAAGAGGCAACCCAGACGGCTCAGGACCCGAACAGGCGTCCCACTTACCCTCACCGAACAGCCCGTCAGCGTCCGAATCGCCCCACAAGCCCAACCGCTCCCGGCCGAATCTCTCAGGGCCCAAA